ATTGCGGGGGATTGCCGTTGTAAGATTTAGACCGCCCCCTCACAGTTTTTTTTTATTTTTATTATATACCTTAATCCCTTTTCTATATTCTACGGATTCCCTTGCTGATTTTTTAGCATGACAAGAATTGCATAAGCTTTGTAAATTGGATAAATCATTTGTACCTCCCAATGATAATGGTTTTATATGATCAACACATTGAGCAGAGCTTAATTTGTTCTCCCTTTCACATTGTTCACATGTTGGATTATTTTTTATTTTATATGATCTCAAAGATTTCCATCGCTTTGAATTATAAAAATTTTGATTATTTACTTGCCCAAAGACTTTTCTTGACTTAGGTATCCACGATCTTTTTTTAGATTTTGGAAGATTCGGCATTATATTTCTTTTTTATTTATAATATTATAAGCTCTATTAATTATTCTTGTTAATTCTTTTTGATCTTCAATCTTTAATAGTTTTTTAAATAAAGATAATATTTCTTTTTTGTGAGTATCTGTTGCAATAGCATATCCAATCATTGACATCATTAACATATTATCCTTATAATCTTTATCTTGTTCAATGTAATGATCCCCCGCTAAATCTTTAAGGGTTTCACATGCTGAGTTTAAAACCAAAGTCGATGCCGCTTGTATAAAAATATTTTTAGCCATTATTCATTGATTAAAAAATAATATTCAGTATCAACTTCTAATATATATTCCATATTGCGATGATAGTCTAAAAGCTTATATCGTTCATTGCTTTCCCATATGTCATGACATCCTCTTCTTTCTCCAATACTTAAACAATGATATGTTATGTTGTTTTTGTCTGTTGTTAAATCAGGGCGGCGGCTTCTTGGAATTAAATGCGAATGAGATAAAGGAACATTTGATTGACCGCACCCAGTACAATAGTGAGGTCTTTCCAAAGATATTTCTTTATATATCTTTTTTAACTCTTTATTGACTTTACTTTGCTTTTTACTTACTGTTTTCATATCTCATATGACATAATCCTTTTGTCTTAGTTTGCGACATATACGAATCTATTGTTTCAATTGTTTCATCAATTCCTTTGCAAATATATGCAGCATATCCTCTTTCTTTTAAATCTTTAATCCATTCTTTTTGATAAGATGTTGCTCTTCCTTTATTTGTTTTAATTTCTATAAATAAACCAAAATATCCTCCTCTTGCTTCAGTGATCTGTAAATCGGGAAAACCTTTGACATATCCCGTTTTAACGGCTTTTATTGATTGTTTTATTCCCGTATATATCCCCCCCAAACTTGCACAAAAACGAGCTTTTGGATAAGTTAATTTAATATATTTAATAATAGCCGACTGTAATTTTTCTTCATTATTCATTGCTTGGAAGATTTATATTTAAAGTATCATTTGCAAAAAAATGAACATTGTTCATCAATGCAGAAAATTCTTTATGTGTTAAAGTTGAAGTTCCTTTTATGATTGTTTCTTCATATCCATCTATGTTGACAACTGATCTTTTTAAAAATTTATATTTCATTAATTGATGTGTTTCTTCTTTTGTGTATCCAATTTCAAGCCCTATTAAATCCATCCATTTCCACCACAGAGAGTTTTGTTCTTTTGATCTGTTAGGGCTTCTTTCTTCTATTTTAATAATGATATCTTTTCCCTCAAATTGTTTTAATTCAAGATTAAATTTATCTTTATTATTTAAAATCAATTTCCCCTTTTTTATCTTTCCAAATGTTCTCATGTATTAATATAAAAATTATTATAAATCCCAGTATCAAAAATATTGGTAATGTTACTAAAGTGAAACACATTTTTATCATTTCTCTAAAAATCATATTTGTCCCTTAAATTCTTTTCGTATTCTTTTAAATTTTCTAAAAGATTATTTTTTGTTTTTAATTTGGAATATCCATAAAAAAACACAATAAAAAAACCTATTATAAAATATTTCATTTCTTTTTTGTTTTTTCGTTTATTCTATCTCTTGATAATGCTCCCGTTAGTGTATTTTTGTAAAGTGGCTTTTTTACACTCTCATAATATTTTTTATTTGTTTTATATATAAATATTATTAAAAGAATAAAAATTATAATTAGTTTTATTATCATTATATTAAAACTTTTTTTATTTCATATCCTCCTTTTTCAAGTTCTTCTTCATAACACTCTTCACATAAATTATCGAGATCATATTCATCTAAATAATTTTGACATATTTCGCAAGTTTCATTATCTTTTTCATTCCATTGTGATGGATCATCATAATAGGGTGCGATCAATGTTTTTATATACATATTGTTTGTTTTTGTTTCATCCCTTTTTCCATATAAAAATCATCTAATGCTTTTTTTACTGAGCTTCTTGAAATTTGAAAAACTTTTCCAATCTCTTCTTCTGTTAAATTGGGAAATTGATAAAAAAACTTTACAATCGGATTATTAGATTCAATAACAACTTCACATTTATTTCTTTCTATATATGTGTTTTGTTCTGTTTTACCGCTATATTTAAAATATTTATCAAAATCTATATAATTATTTTTTTGATCCTTTTTAAAATCTTGATTCATTTTATATTGATCAACAAAATATTTTATTAGATGTTTTTCCATATCGTAAAAATATAATATAATTTTATTAATTTTTAGCATTTTTTTAAAATTATTAACGTTTAATTGTTAATTAATCTTTTTTTTTGATGATATTCTATCTGTTCAGGTTGTTTTTGCATGATTGTCTTTATTTCTTTTGGAATAACATGAAAGTTTTTATTTTGGAAATTATACCATCCATTCCAAATATCTTTTTTCATTTTATTTAACCATTTACACCAATTAGCGGGGCTTAACATAAATAAATCCGTATCCCTTATCCCATTATAAAAAGCAATTCTAACGGCGATAAAGGGCATAAAAGAATAACGATTAATCAAATCCTTAGCTAAACTTTGAGAAAGCATGACTTTATTTTCAGCATCATCATCTTTTTGATTTAATTCCATTAATGATTGTGTTATTAAATCCAAGCACATCATTTCCAGTTCATTTTTTTTTATGTTTTTAATTTCCATTTTGTAAGTTTTTTAATATTTGTTTTGCTTTTTCATGACTTGATAATCTTTGCATAAGTTTTGAATCAATTTGAGTTTTTTCTTTTCTCATATTTTCCCAATTTCGAACGGCGGCTTTCCAATTTTTCATTTTATTTTTTCCAACCATCCACCCCTTGCTTTCATAATAATCGAAAAATCTTTGAGCTTCAATATTGTTTTTTCTTTCTAAACAATAATTTTTTATATCTTCAATTTTTGGTTTTTTAAACCTATTTTTGTTATTAACTGTATTATTAAGTATTGTATTATTTACTTTATCATTTTCTAAATACCCCCCTTTAGTTTTTTTAATACCCTTATCGCTTTTATTATATACCCTATTTAATTTATTAACCACCCTAATTTTTCGAGCAATAATTATTTTTCCATCTCTTTCAAATTCAATTGATATTAAACCCTTTTTTTCAAGTGCATTTATTACTTGAGAACATCTTCCTTTTGTTATTCCAAAAAACTCTGAAAAGTATTTGTTTGAAGCATAGCAACAAGATTCATTATCTAAAGAATCAATTTCAACTAAAAATATTTTTTCAATTAATTTTAGCTCATTATTTAGCCAAATTTCTTTTGGAATCCAAATTCCTTTAAAATCTCTATTTTTCATTCAAATATTGTTTTTTGTTTTATATTTTGTTTTTTAATTATTCCAAGCATTGCTTCAAATATATTTTTTCCGACTTCATAATCAATTGTATTTCTTGCAATTTTAACTCTGCGTTGATTACCTTTATATTTTTGAAAATCAAAATTATGAAATATTGACAATGATTTTATTTCTTGTTTCATCTCGCACATTATCCCATTAGTTTTTCTAATTTTTATATTATTTGGAATATTAAAATTTGACCAATATAAGTGGCGACCTCTTTTTTTACCTTGAATTAATGGAGGGTAATAAGGTAAAACATTTTCAACAACATATTTTCCTGAAAAAAAATTATCTAAAAAAATTATTTCTTCGTAAAGTTTTAAATCAGGATATTTTGGAATGAAAAAAGATCGGTTTCTTTGAGATGCTCTTATTTGTGAATGAGTAGGACAAGGAGGTGAACTCCAAATAAAATCATAATTTTTATAATTTTTTATCAAAAAATCATGAGCATCTGTAACAATTACATTATCACTGGGAAATCTTTCTTGATATAACCTTGCACATTCAGGATCAATTTCTATTGCCGTTACTTTAATATCATTTTTTATTTCATTCCATTTATATCGATTCCCACCAATACCCGCATATAAATTTAATATTTTCATTCAAAAAGTGTTGTTTGCCCCGTTCCTCCAAACATTAGTGTTTGTTTCTCTAAAGCGTTTAAAACATCGACTTGAGCTTTTATTCTTTGTTTTAATGATATAATATATTCATTTAACTCTTTTTCATTGTCTGCTATAAAATAGCCATTAGAAGAGCTACAAAGCCCAAAAATCAAATTATTTATTCTGATATGATTTATTATTTTTCTTAATCTTGGAGCTTTTAAATTTAAAGCTTCACATATTTTTGTGCTTGTAACGGCTTTTCCTTTACCGATTTTTTTTTCTAATCCTTTTATAACAATTGGAAGTTTTTCCATTTCTTCCTTTGTTAATTCATAAGTTATATCTTCAAATCCTTTGAGCATTTTGTTTTATTTTTCGTTCATAATTATTTAACTCTATTTGCAATTCAATTAATTGTCTTTTTTTATCTTTCATTGATTCGCCTTTAATATCAAATATTTGCATTTTTTCAATAAACATTTCATATTTTTCTTTAACATCTTTATAGTTTTCAATAAACCATTCCATTTTGTTACAATGATGAATTGAAGTTGCATGACAAATTCCTTTTATATAATATTTCATATGAACATGCTTAATTCTCATAAATCTATTTAGATAAAATATTAACATTCTACGAGCATAAATTATATGAGCTTTTCTTGAATCTACTTTTCGAAGCTGATTTTCAGGTGCTTGATATATTTCTGCAATAAAAGTGGTTGCAGTATCCACCATACGATCAATTGTTGTTGTTTTCATTATATATTTATATTTATTATGTTTGGTTTTTCTGTTCGTTCATTGCATTTAACATTGCATTTTCGACATATTTCATATCTTTTTATGGGTTTTGGCTCAAATGTCTTAAAATCGCTTCTGAATGTGTCTAAGAGCATTCTGTATTCATCCATCCCATTTTGTGATATATCAACGCAAATAAATTTAACCCATCCACTTTTCCCAAAAACAAGATAAAAGAAAGGTAAATATTCGCCATGTTTTAAATAATACATTTCAACATAATGAAGTGCTTGTCGAAAATCTTTATATTCTAAATCATCCCAAGCATATGGATTCCATTTGCAAGAATCGTTTTCTTTAACTCCCGTATATTTTAAATCTAAAATTGCTTTTTCTCCTTTATATGTAACTAAACAATCAGGATGCCCAATTAGATCATCAACCATCCATTCAGGTTGCACTTCTAAAATTTTTATTTCTAAATCTTTTATTGTTTGTTTAGCAAATTCAGATAATTCAATTAAATCCAATTCTCTTTTTGATGGTTTTCCGCTTTTTAATTTGGGCAAAGAATAAGTTTCTCCTCCTCTACTTTCTCCAATCACTAATTGCTCAAATATTAAGCCATCAATCATTGCGTTGGATGGTGTAGATCTATAATTATTTAGATAAGTTTCGCTCCATTTAATTTTGCAAAAATCATCATTATAAAAATCCCGTATAGAAGATTGACTAATCATCATTTTTTTAAAGCGTTTAAAGATGCAGATGGTTGATTTTCCAGTTCAGCTTGACCTTTTATTCCGCTCCATTTCATTGTCTGTATAATGCAACGAGCTTTTGCTCTTTTTTCAGCCATTTCAACTAAAAAATGTATGTTGCAGTTATTTTTTGAAGCACTTCCAAAACTCTCAATAATGGGAACAAATTCATTTGCATTTGGATCATATTGCATTGATACCGCTTTTAAAACAACATTATCTAAATCGCAAACAATAACTTCATATGCAATTTTTATATTGTTTTTGTGTTGTACTTTTTCAATTCCATCTTTTGATATTATTATAAATCCCCTTTTATCTTTATGAACATCGCTCGGGCTTAAATTATGAGTTTTATAAAATTGTTTGAGTTCTTCTCTATTCATTATTCTATTATTTTAAAATATAAAAATATAATTATTAAAAATGTAAAGATTATAGTTTCCATTATTTTCTTATATAATTCATTAATTTATGGATTGCATTATTCCAATCATCTTCAGTTGCTTTTTTATTTTCTTCACTAAAAACCGCAGAAAGTGAAGTGTCTTCATATGATATTTGATCAAAATTATTTGATATCCTAACAACATCACATTTTGTTCGCCCCTCTGCATTTCGGCATCTATAATACCATAAAGAAACACCTGAATCATAAATTGTGTAAATCGGTAAATCTTTATAATGATACTTTTTTATTGTTGTTTTGGTTGTTTTAACTTCGAATGTTTTCATATTAATATATATTTAAAATTATTTCCATTAATGATATAAAAGCAAAAAATACATATAATATTAAAAATCCTAAAGTTAAAGCTGCTAAATATTGAAAAATCTTTTTCATTTGTTTTATGTTTTGTTTTGACAAACATATGCTTTTTTAACACTTGTTGAAAGTTTTTAAAATTAAGATATTAACAAAAAATTGTGAATTAAAGAAAAGCCCCCAAAGATTGAGGGCAAATTCTACGACAAGATAAGATTTTTTTTTATGAATTTTTGCAAATTTAAATAATTATTTTGAAAACTGTTTGTTTTTTGTGAACTTTATTTGCAGATTTTGAATTATATGCAGCAAGTTCTTTTTTAATATCATAACCTTTGAAACCATCTATATTTTGTAAATCAATTCTCAGATCATGCCGACCATCTTTCAAAAAGATATAAAGGTTTTGAGCAGCTCTTGAGCTTAAATTTAAAGCGTTTTCACTATAAGCATTCGCACCAACTAAAGATGATGATCTTGCAAACATATCCGAAATCAAAGTTTCGTGCAAATGTCCGCAAATCATAAAATCAATTTTAACTCCTTTTCTTGAATACTTTGCAACAACAGATGATATTTTAGAAGTGTTCATTTTTCCCAGTTGATGACCATGTATCAAAAGAATTTTTTGTCCTCCTATATCAACAACCAATTCGAGAGAATCTCCTCGTATAAAGGATATATCAGGTAAAAGCAAACGCAACATTTCAAATATTGTAAAATCATAATTATCTGAAGCAACAATATCAACCCAACCAAGCTCATCGTTTACTCTTGATTCGTTACCCGTAACACATGCAATTGATATATTTGCAATTTGATTTAAATCTAAAATAAAATTAGATAATAAATGAACACCTAAAAAAGTAGCTTTTGCTCTATTTGTAGCCATTGCAAGTTTTTCATCTAATCGGCGATCCGAATTAATTAAATCCCCAGTAATGGCGATTAATATATTTTTTATATTATATATATCAGCGTATTTTTTTATATAATAAGCAAATTTTTGCAACCTCTTGGATGCAATATTAAAATCATATTTATTGTGTTCTAAATCAACAAGCTCGTTGAAATGCGTGTCGGCAATATGAACAACTAAAGCCGCTTTTTCATCTGTTTTATGTGATATAATTTTAAATGAAAAGCTCTCCTTTTTTAATAAAGAAATAAGCTCTTTATTATACTCTGCTAAAGAGTTTTCAATCCTTGCATGTTCTCGAAAGGATTTGTTTTTTATGCGGTTTAAATCGTTTAATTTTTGTTTTTGTTTTTCTAAACGTACATTATATTTGACAATCTCTTTGTCTGCTAATTTAAAACGAATTGTTCTTGAAACTCGTTTTCTAACCGCTTGATTTTTTAATGGAAGATTATGTCTATCTATGAGAATTTGAGCAATATCTCCATAATTATTGCCCAAATCCCATAAATTTGCGATTTCATCCTCATAGATATCAAACTGAATACTCAATGTTATTTTTTCTTAGCTTCTTTTCCAAAATCAGCAAGTCCTTGAAAACCCGCTAATGATAAAAGTGCATAGAATAATTTTTGAGCAGTTTCTTCATCTACTCCTAAATAACTAACTAAACTTGGAACAATTACAGAGCTTAAAGCATACCAAAATTTCTTAGAGCTAAGTATTTGTTGAACAAATAATTTTTGAAACCAATTTTTCATTTTTAAAATATTTAATTATTAATCAATAAACCCAAATTACATGCTCATCCTTGCATGGTTCATTGTCAACATGGATGAAATTTTTTGCGATTCCTATTCTATTGAATCCCGCATAAGCCAAAGCTTCTATTATATAGGCTCTTGATCTACTATCAATACAATGAATATCCGCAGCCCATCCTCTCAAATGAGGAGAGTTTTTTGCAACTTTATATCCTTTTTCTTTTAGTTTTTCAGAATGTTTTTCACACCTATAACCGCTATTGATTTTGAAAGGAATTTGTGCGAACTCTCTTGCATCATCTAACAATTCAACAAAATCATCTTTCATTTTTTCCTTTCCACAACAAGGGCAAACAAATTCAGAGGATTTAAAATATTTATAATTTTTCATATGAATTTGATATATAAATTTTTACTCCTTTAATTTCTTGAACAAGTTTCAAGTTCTTTGGAGAGTTTTTTTCTTTTTCTTCTTTTGAGAAGTATTTAGGATTTTTTGATCCGAGTTTCCTTTTTTTGCTCATTTCGTTTCTTTTTGTTATAATACCATTTATCCGCCGTATAAAAAATTGTAACTAATAATAAAATAATTTTTAAAATTATTTCTAAATTAGTGAAAGTTGCTATTGAAAAAACTGTTGTATTTATTGCAGTAACTTGCAAACTATCTCCGATTGTATTTTTTATATTCATTTTTTTATATATCACTAATTAATAATTTTCCCCCATAAATTCGATCAGACATTGCGGTTGTAATAACTTTCACTCCAATATAATTTGTAGCATCTGAAGATGTATCTGTTACAGAAAACCCAGTCGCTCCCGTTGATCCCGTTCCAATAGTTGATCCCACACCGCTTGAATCGACATTTAAAACATAAACCTCCACATCTCTTGTTGCGTTCCCCCATACATTGCAATATGTTACTTTTTTACCATAAGGAACTTGTCTAAAAGCCCAAAGTTCTTGAGTTGCATCTTGTATTCTAACCCCCGTAGTTCCACTATCATCAAAATATATTGATCGATTAACTTTATTGTCATTTGGAATGAAATCGCTTGGAATTAGTTTTATATAATCCATATCAACACCAACAAAAGTTCCCGTTCTACTATTCCAACCTCCAATGGTTTCTGAAGTAATTGCAAAACCTCCAACAGTTCCCATTGTTTTCCGTTGATATTCTGTAATCAAATTCTTTTTTGATAAACCAATTACGCTTCCACTATATATGTTTCCATATAAAGTTAAAGAGTTAATTGAAATAGTTGTAGTCATAGACCAATTATCAGTAAAATTTCCTCCACTTGTTGAACCCGTAGAGGGTGGAACATAATCTGCCGCCAATGTTATTTCATATGTTGTTCCACTTCCTCTATCCACTAAATCAAAAACATCTCCTGATTTATAAATAGCATCATACGATCCAACAACTGTTATTGATGTAATTGGACTTGTTGAAACATTAATATTTCCTACCGTTTGAAAAGCGTAAAAATTATCAGTAATATTTGTATTTGGTGGATTAATAGCCATTCCAAGATTGGGAGTATTATCTTGAGGTAATCCAACAGAACCCGAATGCGGACCAACATGGTTGGTTTGTGTTGTTGTTGGGCTTGTGCTTGTGTAGTTTATTTCAAACATTTCAAGATCAACCTGATCAGATAATAAATCAAAAGTTCCTGAAGCAAAAACAAAATTTCCATTTTGATCAACTAATCTTCCGATTGGATTTATATATTTTAAACGTGTTCCACTTCCATCAGTTTCTTCTTTACTATTAACAGATAAAACTGAAGTTCCTGAAAATTTATAAGATGTAACCGCTCCATTATTTAAAATTTCTTGACAAAGTAAAGTTGAGAAATTAAAGTTTCCTGAAGTGGTTTGAACACCCCATTTCCCAGTCGCATCTGTTAAAACCCAATTTGCTCCATCATACACTTCTAAAGCAGAAACAGTGTCAACATCCACATCGCCCCAAAATAATTTCTTTACTGTATAAATATATGAATTATCATTTAAAGATAAAATATCTTCAACATTTTGAACTCCAATTGCTCCGTTTTTTACTTGACAAAAATAGTTTGAAGAGAGATCAACATTTGGATTGTGAGGTGCGGGAACTAAAGTTCCCTGATTACTCCAATTTGGATGCCAAACGGGATAGTTCATGTTAGTCATTGTAGCTTCATTGATATAAATAGGATCAACTCCCGTTCCCCCTAAATCGTGAACGGGCCAAAATGGAAAATAATATCCAAAATTTGCAATAAACTCGCTAACAATCCCCCCGTGTCCATTTAATACGGGAACACTTGTTGAAGATGGAGAAGATGGTGCATAATATGTTGCATAAGCAATCCATTGAAAAGTCCATGTTCCAGTAAAAGCTGAATCCGTTGGAATTGCTCCTCCTCCAATTTGACTCGCCATGATATTGATTGTTGAAGAACCTGATGGTAATTCTATTAATTTACAAAAAGCTAAAACACCATCAGAATTTTGCAAAATAATTGAAGTCATGGGATCAACAACACCTCCCGTTGGTGCGGTGTAAGAATCCCAATATAAGTTAGAAGCCCCTGATTTCAACATATAAGTCCAAGAAGCTGATCCTTTTGGCTTAGCTCTTAAAGTGAAATTTGTCAATAAATCTTCTTTTCCTCCCGTATTATTTACATTTAAAAATATTTGAGTAAAAAATGAATCAGCTAAAGCGGGATTTTTTATATTAATAATCTCTCCCTCTGTTATCACTTCTTGAGTAGTTAAAGAAGCATCCCAAACTCCTTCATTAAAAATTCTTGGGAAAGCAACATGATAATTGTAATTCCCAAAAGAAAGAAAATTACTTTTAACTTGTTTAATAGGAGTTGAAAAATCATAAGTTGTTCCTGATAATTTTTGCAAACCATTTGCTCCCGATCCCTCAAAATCTAAATCATAAGCTAAATTAGTTGTTCCTATGTCATCCGCAGCCGAAACAAATGTTCCGTTTTTATCATAAGTTCGTGTTGTGATATTTATAGGAGATAAGAATGTTCCGCTTTCAGAGTTTTTATATTGTGATATTTGAATAAAAAAAACAGTATTTCCCCAATAAATCATTCTCATTCCCCAAGTGATGCACATATATTCCAACACCGAAAAAATTGTGTTAGCTTCATATTTATAATCCGCCCAATTATCATTCTCTATTTGATTATACATCATTTCAACTGTGCATCGGGTAAGGGCTAAAGGATCATCGGTTGCAGTTGTTCCTGAATGCTCTTCATTGTACCAATCAACCGCCGTTTTTATATTATAATCCGCAGAAGCTCCTTGAGTAGTTGTTGGAAAACCAATATTCGAAACCATAGTTTTCAGCCAATAAATAAAGGTTTGAGGATCGCTTTCCATGAATGTATCCGCAATATCAAATGGAGGAAATAATGCAACATCAGGAACAAAAGATAAGTTTTTACTTAAAGCAATTCCATCAACCGCACAAAGATTAACAGTATAAGGATAAGCCAAATCTTCTTCTTTTCCTAATTCTAATAAAATAAATCCGCCCCAAATTAAATCCGATCCTTTATATATATAAACATAAACATCTTTTTCAGAATAAGAGGATGATCTTAATTGGTTAATAAAATTCGCATCGCCCCCGCTTTGAACAATAAAAGGGAGTTTGCATTTAGAGGTAATTATTGGATTATACTTATCATTTGTATCTCCATTATAAGTAATATCAAATCCAGTATCGATTTTAAAATCATTCGCCGAAACAGAGGTAGTGACATTATCCCATATTTCAACTGTGTATGTTGTTTCATTGTATGATTCAACAGTGGTGGAATATCTTTTAGTGAAAGCCATTAGAAGTTATAAATAATTTTAAAAGGGATTAATTGAATCATTATATTAAAAATTTTAAATTTAAACATAGCGTTGTCTATTAAATTCAGCTCTTTCGGATGCAATAATAATATCGTTTCCACTTATTCTTCCAACAACTTGGACTGTTTGTTGTCCGCTTGACATCATGCTTTTTAATTTAGATAACGGAGCAATTACTTCAGGATTTGAACTTGCTCCCGCATACTCTCCCATCAAACCAACAGTTGGACCTGAAACGATTCCTCCTTGTGCAAATGTAGGAAGCGGAGTTGATTGAATTACTCCAATTTGTGCAGCCCCCATAGCTCCAACTACTCCCGCTAATATTATCCCCGCAAGTGCGGGTTTCATTGCTAATGCGGATGTTACTCCCTGAGCGGTGTTCATTATAGCCCCCATTAAAGCCATTTTTTTATCCCGTTTAGCCATTTTAATTTTGATGTCTTTTTCTTTGTCTGAAAGTTTTTCATCTAAATCAATTCGATCTTGAGCGGCTTTTTCATCAAGCTCTTTAATTCTTGCATCTCTTTCGCTTTTTGTTAGAACTTCATTTTCTAAATCTGCATATCTATCTGCAATTTTATCTTCTAATATTTGTTCCTCTTTTTTTCTTGTGTTATCCATTAACCTTTGATCCTTTTGATTCATAGCACTTAATAAACCTGAAAAAGAATTAACGGCGGTTGAAACCATAGAAATAGCATTAGTCCATCCATCGCCCCATGTTTTCCAAAATGCTTTCCATTGCTCCATCAAAGTTGGTGGAGGTTCTAAAATTTCAAGCGGAGGCGCTAAAGGTAATTTTGGAAGATTCTGAGTTGATGTTTTCGAATCTGTTTTAATATCAGAACTTGCTGATCCACCCGTTCCAACACCAAACAAACCTGAAAATTTTTGTTTTAATTTATTAAAAAACTCTCCCGCCTTGTCTGTTGCAGCATCAATATCAGATTCTGAAATAAATTTAACTTTTGTTTTTCCTTTTATATTGTTCCAAGCGGTTGCAAAATTCTCTTTTGTATCTTCTGCTAAAGTTTCAACCGCTTGTTTTAGTTCGGGATTGTTTTCGGGATCAAATGCGTTTGCTAAACCCTCTTTTACCGCATCTTGTCCTTTCGTTATTGTTTCAGGATCAAAAGTAAAAATACCTTTTATTATATCTCCTAATCCTCCAAATAAATTTCTTATGTTCATTCCCATCCCTTTAAGAATACTCCAACCCGCATTTGCAAAAAATTTCACATTAGCCCATAATTGTTTAAATGAAAAAGCAATAGTTTCCACTATTGTTCTAAAAACAATTGATTCATTGTATAAATCAATAAAATAATTAATTACATCAACTAAAACTTTTTTTACATAATCCCAATTCTTGACAATTACAACGGCTGCCGCAACTAATCCACCAATTACCGCTCCAATAGGAGTTAGAGCAACCGCCGCAATTTTTGAAATTTGCCCAAGAACCAATAAAGCGGGACCAATTGAAGCCGCTAAAACACCAATTTCGATAGCGGTATTTTTTACTCCTTTAGATAAGCCGTTCCAAAATTTCAATCCTCCCTTAACTAAATTCATTAATTTTTGTGCAATCGGCATTAATGCGTTTCCAATTTCAACGGCTAAATCCTCAAATTGTGCTTGAAGTAAACGAAGTTGATTTGCAAAACCCCCTGAAGTTCTTGCATAATCTCCTTGAGCTTTTTGAGTTTGCTCCATAGCAATTTGTAAATTTGCTAATGCTTTCGCTTGTAATTCTGAAACCCCTTGCTCTTTCATAATTTGAGCAACTCGATCTTTATAATCTTTTGTGTTTTGTCTAATTACAATTCCAAGTGCTTTTGCTGATTCTGTTTCTCCAACTAATAATTTGGTTAGAGCTTTCGACGCACCCGCGGAACCTCCTGAAAAGTTTGTGAAAGAAGCTAAATCGACCGCTAATTCATTAACTTGTTTAGATAAATCTAAAGCCGAATCTTCCGTAAAACCAAAACCAACAAGCAAATCCCCAGTATCTCCAAGCATTTGTTTAGCAGCTTTTCCTGATAAACCAAAATCTCTTTTAAAAGTTGCAGCTACTTTTGAAGCCGTTCCTTGTATAGAAGAAAAAACTTGATTAAATTTTTGCTCTGTTTCTGCAAAATCGGAAGCTAATTTAACCGCAGTTCCACCCAACGCAACTAAAGGAACTGTTAATCCCGCAGTCATTGTTCTTCCCGCATTTGTCATGCTTGATCCAAATTTTTTGATTCTTTTTGATGCCTTGCTCATTGCACGATTAAAACCTTGCATGTTTGCACCAAATGAGAAAGTTAAATATCCGACTGATTTATTCGCCATTTTTATTTTTTAAATTATGTTCATCTAAGTTCTTATAATATTCTGCTCTATTTTTTAACTCTTCAACATTTACTTCTTTGCCCTCCTCCCAATAAAACTTGATCAAATCTTTTGGTTTCAAAGTTTTATTTCTTGGAAGATGAATATTTAGTAAATAAGTTGTCATCCATCGAGTTCTAACCCATTCTTGTTGTTGTCTTAAATTTTCATACTCATAAAACCCATCCATTTTGATCCAAAAATGTCTTGGGATCATATCATAAAAATCTTCAACATTCATCCCCATATGTCCGAAAGCAATCCTTTCTAAATCAAGCCAAGTTAAAACATTAGTTTCTTCTTGGCTTTTTACTTTTTTCCCTTACTTCTTTTATTTCTGTTGTGCATTTGTTCTCCAAGAATTTCCATGCACTTTGTTAAAGCATCAAAATCTTCATCAATTAAATCAGATAAATCATCAATTGAAATTTCGCAAGGTTGTTTGGCTGCACGATAACCATCTTCAATTCCATAATAAACAAGTAAAAGAGCTTCATTTAATGTCATTTTATTACCTAATTTATCTAAATCAGATAATGAAGTATTTGTTGCATCACTATATTTCCTTAAAGCATTAAAACCAAATTTAATTGGATAATCCTTTTTATTTATTTTTACAAAAGTATATGTTTTCATTTTTATTGTTTGTTTAGTTGAGGGAATGCAAGGGGATGAAACAAAACAAACAAATCATCCCCATACACCCCATAAATTTATATTAAGAAACTGTTTGAGTTAAAGCTCCCGTTCCCTCGAAACTCATTGAATAAGTTGCAGTATCTTCTGTTCCCGCACTCACAGAGAATGAAGTTAAGAAAACACTTCCTTGATAATAAGTATCTCCAGTTGCACCACCCGTATTTCCAAATCTTACAACTAACGGAGTTCTGTTTGTTATAATGTTAGAAAGTGCTAAATCATCAGCTCCATTTGTTAAAGCAGAACCCGAAGCATCAGTCCAAGCATAAGCACCATCAATATCAATTGTGAAATCTCTTGTTGATTCTAAAGATTCTTTATATCCTCCCGATTGTTTATTTGTGATTTCTCTCAATGATAGATTCAAATTTATTGAACCATTTTGAGCAAAAGCAACAAGAATATTCGTTGTTGAATCATATAATCGAATATCCGTTCCATTAAGTATAGCCATTTTTATTTATTTTTTATTTATTAATTAATTAGTTTTCTTTTTTAGTTTTTTTCTTTTTTGTTTTAGTTTTAATTGCTTCAATGCAACCTGATTCAATTAAATCTTGCAATTCATTGTCTAAAGTAATTACAACATAAGTTCCCGTTTTTATGGTTTTATTATGTCTTTTACTTTCCCAATCTTTTAGTAATTTATATCTCATAATTTATGTATTTATAATTCTTATATTAAAATCCAATGCTTTTCGATAAATTCCTTGATCTCCCGAATCATCATCAAATAAATCATTGTATCCATCATATTTTATTGATTGAACTTCTATTCCTCCATAAGTTCCGCTTTTTCTATCAAGAGCAGTTCTTATTTTTAAAGCCAAATCACTTGCTTCGGTATATGTTATTGAATAAGCCGAAACCGTTACGATGTCCGTATCTAAAGAAGATACTCCTTGTTTATAATCTGTTGGCGTTTCTCCCTCAACATCGTATATAATAAAAGGAAAGGTTGTTCCAACTTTAGTAACATTTGGAAAAATTCGTGTTCCTACTAATGCAGAAACTTGAGCATCGTTTGATAAAATATTATATATTGCTAATCCTGATTTCATAATTAATATCCGAAATATCCATATTTTGTTAATCTTCTATTATGTGTTTTTAAAGCTCTTTTAAAAACTTTTTCGGCTGCTCTAAATCCGTTTGACATAACCGTTTGATGTGCTGATTCCCAAGCGGGTTTCATAAATGGTTGATCTCCTTTTCTTGCAGTTCCTCTTCCTCCAAACATAACTGATCCTCCGTATTCAATCCACGCACCATAATATCCTGATTTACTATATTTACCCGAATCATCTCTTTTTGCAAATGCTCCTTTCACTCTTGGACCAACATATCCTCCATTGTATTTTCGACTTGCTCTTGTTGTAAAAAAACCAATACTTCGTGCAAGTTGCCCAGTTTTTCCAACTTGTTGTGCTTTTTCTCTTGCCGCCTTTACTAATGGTTTGGAATTTTCTCTCCAAAATTTAAGCCATATTTTGTTTTTGTCTATTTGTTTCGGTAAAGCATCAAAAACTTGAGATATTTCTCTATATCCTAAAACCTCAACTTCTACTCTCACACTTTTAGCCATTAAACTTTTTGTTTTGTTATTAGTTCTAAAAAAGCTTCTCTTCCATCAATTTCATTAATTGCATGAATATAATAAAATTTATTATCATATGAAACTCTATAAGTTGTATCAATTTCGATATCCAAATTTCGTATATAAATATGAACATCAGATGTTGCAGTTATTTTTTCAAGCTCCTCATTTACTTTTCCACCATCCCAATCAACTTTAGCCCATACTGTTCGATAATTTGCCCAAGTCAATTCAGCTTCTCCATAATTATTTGCTGATCTTGATGAACTTTGCAAAGTAACTCTTCTATCCAATTCTCCTATTTGCATTATCTTGCAACTTGTATTTTATATTGATCTAATAAATATTTAGCAGACATCGGAAGTTCTGTTGCAATTCTTCCAACAACAACGGCTTCTCTGTTTTGATACCAATGTCCGATAGTTAAAAGAACGGCTTGTTTAATTGCCTTATCTACTAAATCCGCAGTTGTAACTCCAACAATATATTCAACCCTGATTGCTGCAATTCTATCAGCTAAATCAGGATATGTTTGATCAGGAGCAAGAGCTATTCTTGGCGGCATTGCTGAACTGTCTGAAATATAAACTGAAGCGGCTAAAGTTTGCAACACATTATTGGTATCATAATATTTAATATGACTTATTGATTGTAATGGAGATTTATAAAGTTCAGAAATTTCGCTCCATTTATCCGCATATTGAGTCAAAGTGGTAGTTGTGAAAAATCTGTTTGTATATTCTTGAGCCGAGTTTGTTGCGGCATCTCTTAGATTATCAATAAGAGTATCATCCGCAGTTGTATCCACTTTTAAATGCGATTTGATTTCTGCGGTTGTTAAAATATTAATTGTTGAAACTGAAGTGACTTCGTATGATCTCATAATTTAAGTTTAAAAAAAAGGGGCGGTAGCTATTACCACCCCTTAATTGTTGTAAAAAATATTATTAAAGAACAGTAGTATATTTAACAAATGAAGCGCCGCTCGCCACACCCCAGTCAAAATAATTGTTCATTATCAATCTAACCTCTCCCTCAACTGCACGAGAATAAGGATCAACAGTTATATTTGATGGACCAAATTGAGCAAAATAAACTCTTCCAAAATCTCCAAATAAACCATCCGCAGATGTTATTGGTGGACCACCCGCCGTTGCAGGAGCAGAAGAGAAATAAGCTGGATATCCCGCTAATCTGTCATCAACATATAAAGGATATACTGAAGAAACTTGAGCAGCTTGTTTGATGTTGCTATATAAAGCCCATTGATTTACAAACGCTAAGTTTCCATCTAATCCATGATCATCAGCAATTGTTTGGATTGCTTCTAACATATCAGATGAAGCACCCGCAGAACCACCCGCAGCCGATTCTGTAAATGTTAAAGTACCCGCAGTTTGAACGATAGCGGTCGGTGCATTAGCAACGTTAGTTGAACCAAACATCGCAGCATCGATTTGAGTTCCCATGTTTCTCCCCATATCTCTCATTACAGATGCTTCAGCAGAAGCTCCGTTTTGAGCAAGAATAACATTTGATATGTTTGCATATCCTGATATTCTTTTTGGAGTTAAAGTAACTTTTCCAAAGTTAGCACCACCATCTGATGCAGCAGCAACTTCTCCAGTCCATGCAACAGTTGATCCTCCCGCTATTGGAAGAACAGTATCAGCAGCAACAGTTCCTAAATCGTTTACTCCTAATCTTGAATACAATGCCGAAGCTTGTAAACTATCAACGTAAGCACCAACTGAAGTTGGAGCGATTGCAGAGTTAGTTTGATCAATTGCTCTTTTTTCTTTTAGCATAGTTGGGATTCCAATTCCTTGTAAACCTTTTCTTGCTTCTTTTTCAGCTTCTTGATGTAATTCAGCTTCTAAACCCGTAAGAGAACCTCCGTTTCTTACTTCGTTTATCGCTTTGAATAAGCTCCAATTTCTAACTTCTTTTTCTGTATTATTAGTGATTATTTTTGATCCTGAAACTGAAGCTGCTAAACGGATTTCTTTTTCCACTTTTTCAGCTCTTTCAATTTTAGTATCTAAAGAATCACATTCTTTAAGCAAATTATCCATTTGCTCATTTTCTTCTTTAGAAAGATCACGTTCTTCGTTTTCTGCAACTAACTTGATTTCCTCAAGCTTTGCGATCAATTCAGAACGAGTTTCTTTCAATTCTTTTGAATTTTTCATGTTATTAAAATTTAAATTTAGTTATTATTAGTTTTTCTTTTTTTCAACTCGATTTTTAATTTAGCCAATGATCTTGCAACTAAATCAATATCTTCTTTTTTTCTTTCTTGTTTTTCTTTATATAAAGCCAATCCTCTTTTTGCAACTACTAAATCAGATTCAGCTTGAGAATATGCGGGATATGTAACGCTTGAAATATCATATAAATAATCAATTTTTTTGATTGTTCTTATATCATTACCCTCTTCATCTGTACTCCAAGAATCTCCATCTTTAGCAATAGAAAAAGCAAAAGAACTTTGGCTGATATTTCCATTTTTTAGATTGATTCCCAAATCTTTCCCGTAAGAAGTTTCAGGAAGTTCATATGCATAAGCTAATCCTTTTTCATCAGGAGTTAAAGTTAAAGTTCCCTCTCCGAATTTACTTCGAGCAAGAACCAAATTTGGATCATGATTTATTAAAGCTCTAACATCTGATCTCTTAATTAAATCATCAGTAAATGCTCCTTTATCTATATACTCATAAAATCCCATAAATTCCGATCTTGAATCATAAACAGAAGCATGACCGAAAACGATTTGTTTTCCATCTTCATTTTTCTCAACTCTTGATTCAATATTAAATATTCTTTTTTCCATAGTTTTATTATCAAATTTTTTATTCCAAATTCTTACAACTGAATTATCTTCAGTTTCAGTTTCTTCTGTTTGTTTTAAAGATTCTTTTGCTTGTTCATGAGATTCAAAGGGCATAAAATATTCAACAGAATCAACCGTATGTATGTGATGACCAAATCCCCCTAATCTTTCAGCTTCAGCTTCAGCTTCTTCAATAGTATCATATAAAGGAAGTTCAATTCCATCAGATATAATTGTTCCAACTTTTGCTCTTTCTTCTTCAGCTTCTTCTTCTTGTATTTCGTTTCTTTTATTTTCTGCAAATTCAAAACCCGCATCTCCTGACCATAAAGCCCAAGCAATTCGCCCCGCAGATGGGAAACCATCTTGATCACTTTCAAAACCCTCAGCTTGTTTATCAACTTCATGTCTTTTAAAATAACTATACATCCTTTTCACTAATTCAATAGTTATTTCATTGTTAATGATTGCGTTTGCAGTTGCAACTCCAACTTCAGTTCCACCTCGATCAAACTCTTCTCTCCATTTCAAACCCTGAGTTGCTTCATCAATCATTGCTTGAGTTGGTGTCAAATCAATATCTTCTAAATCTCTGTAATAATCAGCATTATCATCATCCGCTTCGGCTTGTGTATCATAAATACATTCCCCGTATTCGCCCCACTTCCATTTCCCGTTTGTGCATTTAATCGATGGCATCCTCTCCAATTTTTTCAATTGTTGTCATATTGAGTTGCATAAAATGTTTATCTCCATCATCAATTGTGTTCATATTTTCCAAAGCTCTCACTTCGTTTATGCTCATCCAACCATTTACAATTGCGGTTTTATAATAATCAGCTCGATCTTTAACGTTTCCTCTAAGTAATCCGCTTACATTAAATTTAGCGAATTTTTTTCCAATTTCATTTGTTTTAACAAGTTTGAGATTTAACTCCATTTCTATCCTTGTTAAATAAGGCATTAGAGTATAAGTAACAAATTCTTGAGATTGCATTTCAATATTATTGAAACTTGACTTTGAAAGATCGCCAAGCATATGCGGAGGGATGTTCCATATACGACACACTTCTTCAATTGAAAAGGTGCGGGATGCTAAGAACTGAGCTTGTTCTGGGGAAATTGATATCGGTTTGAATGTTAATCCCTCTTCTAATATTGCGGTTTGATTTGATCCGCTTAGTTTTGAATATGTATTATTGAATGAATTTCTCAATCTATCAATTGCGGTTTCTGAAAGAGAGCGATCGGTTGAAAGCGTTCCCGAAAGTTTTGCTCCGTTTTTAAAGAATGTATTTCCATACTCTTCAATCGCCATTCCCCAACCAATTGCTTTTGCACATTGATCAATCGGGCTTAAACCTTTAATTCCGTTTGTTGTTAATCCCGTAAAATGTAAAATATTATCAGCATCATGAAGATCGCCCGAATTTTTATCTTCATAAAAAACTAAACTATCTTTTTCAATAATATTAATATCATCATAATTCATTGGATATAAAGCAACGGGGCGGGTTGCTCTGTTGCGTTCTATGTAAACATATGAGTTCCCATTAACGCATAAATCCATCATTATTTTTTCAAAAAATGTTATTTTGTTTTGATATTGATTTGGCTTATATTTTAATAAAGTAGTTAATGAATCATCAAGGGCTTCAACATTATTTCCGTTTGGTTGTCTTTTATATACTGATATAGGAAGAGAAGAAACCGATTCTGAGAGCAATCTGATTGCAGCCCAAACTGAAGTAAAGGTCAAAGCGGTTTTTGGTGTAACGCTCATGCCTGATCCATATGCCGTTGTAAAAGTCATTGATCGGGCTTCGCTTTTATTCTCTTTTTTATTAGGAATAAAAACATTTTTAATTGTATCGAATATGCTCAAATCTTAAGAATTTTCACAATAATACGGCTATATTTATTTTTTTTTGTGCAACTTGGTTGCCTTTTTTATTCTTTTATCTCGGCAATTTCTATATGAATTATAATCACTATATTTTCTTTTTAAAAAATATTTTTGATATTCTTGTTCAGTTTGTTCATAAGCTTCTTTATAAGTTTTTGTTTTTGAAGCATTATCCCAAAATTTTCGATCAAATCCATCGGGAGTTAATAAAGCAATAATTTTTAAATCCATATTATAAAGTTAAAATTCCTCTTTTATCATAAACAGAATCCGAATCTTCACCACTAAAATACGATCCAAAAGCCATGATCAAAGCAACAATGGGATCAATACGATCAACCGATTTTCCTTTATTTGGTTTTATATTTCCCGCGGGATCTTCTTGAATCATAACATTTGAAAGACACCAATTGACACATGGGTTGTTGTTATGAATTAAATTTTTAGCCAAGATTTCAGCTTCCAAAGTTTTAGTCGGCATTGACATGGAAACAAAACCTTGTCCGAATGGATCAAGATTTGCTCCATCATTTTGAAGATCAATTACAATTTGTGAAGCGTTCCAACGATCATAACAGATAGATTTTATTCTATATTTTTTACTAAGTTCATTTATCTTTGCTCTTATAAAATTATAATCAGCGACATCTCCATCCGTTGCAATTACATGTCCTTGTTTTATCCATGTTACATAATCGACACGATCTCGATCACTTCTTTTTTTTGCATTTTCTTCAGGAATAAAAATAAATGGAAGCATAATAAATTTTCCATCAACATTGAAAAGTAATACAAAAGCGGATAAATCTCTTGTTGAAGCTAAGTCTAAACCGCCCCAACATTCTCGATTTTCTAAAATAGAATAGTCAAATTCTTGATGACACTTCATCCATTCACTTTGTAGAATCCACGCGACATTGCTTTCTGTCCATATATTACACATCAACCTCTTGAATGTGTTTTGATATGATGGAAGATCAATCGCTTTTTTTGATTCTCTTTCCATATAATCCTTTTTTAAAGAAACACCAAAGTTTGGATTTGCTTTTTTCCAAGTAGATTCTTTAGTGATATCATCATCAGGATCGGCTTCAAAAATTACGGGATAAAAACTTTCATCAATAATGGTTTTGTCTTTAACTTTTTTTGCGTAAGAATATAGCTCATAACATATGGAATTTTTTTCATATCCCGCAGTTGTAATTGCAATTGTTAATGGCTCTCTTCTTGCACCCGTTGAGGTTGTTAAAGTATCCCACAAATCTCGATTTGGTTGAGTGTGTAGTTCATCAAATATTATACAATTAGCATTGAATCCATGTTTTGTTTTGCTATCTGAAGAAATAGCTTGAAAGAAATTTCCTTTTGATTCGTTGGTTATACTGTTTCTAAATACTTTTGATCTTTGTTTTAATTCGGGATTTTGATAAATCATGCTCTTTGCAATTTCAAAAACTATCCCCGCTTGATTTCTATCTCCCGCCGCTGCATAAATTTCCGCTCCTCTTTCGTTGTCGCTAAAAAGCATGTAAAGTCCTATCGCCGCACAAAGAGTTGTCTTTCCGTTTTTTCGGGGCAAAAAAATAAATACTGTTTTATACTTTCTAAATCCCGTTTTTTTATTTTTCCAACCAAAGATATTTTGGATTATTTCTTTTTGAAAATCTTCTAAAATAAAAGGTTTCCCAGTTAGTTCTCCTTTAGTATGTGAAATAAATGTTTCGATAAATCCAACAGATTTTTCGGCGGCTTGTTTGTCAAAAAAGTATTTACTCATTAATCAAAATAATTATTTATTTGCGTATTGTTGTTTGTTATTGGTGCTGAAATTGAAGCCCTTGCAACGGGTGTTAAACCGAATTGAGCCGCCAATTTTAAAGCATTATTTAGTGCATCATTTTTTATTTTTAAATATGGTTTTGCTTGGCTTCTTATTAAGTCGCCATTTGTGTTTGTAAAATTATCTATACGCCCGTTTTTTCTCAGCTCTAATTCGCATTCTATATATAAAGCAATCTCATTGCAATAAGCTTCGACCAATCTAAGATCAACAGAATGAAGCATGTTCAAATTAAATAATTGCATTGTTACTTTTTCCCATTCCTCTCTTCCAATTTTACTCAATAAATCAGGAGCTTTTGGAATAGAATCTACTAAATCGACTTGCATTTCATTCTTGACAAGTCTTGATTTTTCAATTGTTCCTTGCATTGCTTTCAAATTTGTTGGAATTTTTTTTCTGCCTTTCCCCATTATTTTTTATTTAATGTTGGTTCTGTTCTGATTAGACTTGGAATCCCCTCATTTGGTTTTGAAACCATGAACTCATTGCAACCATTTTTTCCGCAAAGAGCTTCTTTCACAACCCAAATTTTTTTTGTTTGTAAAAAAACTAACGTTTGTTTTTGAATCTCTCGTTTGTTTTTGCATTTTTTACATTCGTATAAACTCATTTTTTTTATGTTTTGGTTTTAGTTTGAACTTAAACTGAAGCTAAACCTCCAATTTTGCGTGTAAAAAAGTAAAAC